GTCAGGTAGATAACGTATACAGACGGATGCGGATTAAAGGTGAGGCAATCATTCAACAATGGAAAGATGCCAATATTCCATCGGATCTACAAACCAAGATAGACAACAAGCCAACAGAAGACTTTGAGTTGATTGAGGCCACAGTATTTGATCCAAAGCGTGGTGACTATTGCTATCACGTTATCCATAAAGAGTCTAAGCAAGAGTTGGTCTATCGCAGATTAAAGACTAGCCCTTGGGTAGTAAGCCGTTATATGAAGGTGGCTGGTGAAATCTATGGCAGAGGCCCATTGATTACCGCATTGCCTGATATCAAGACATTAAACAAGGTTAAAGAGTTGGTATTAAAGAACGCATCTTTAGCCATATCTGGTGTATATACAGCCGCTGATGATGGAGTCCTTAACCCAGCAACTGTAAAAATTATCCCCGGAGCAATTATCCCAGTAGCTCGTAATGGTGGCCCACAAGGCGAATCATTGAAACCTCTACCACGCTCTGGGGATTTCAATGTGTCTCAATTAATCATTAATGACTTAGTGCAAAACATCAAACGTATGTTGTTGGATGAGAGTTTGCCTCCGGATAATATGTCTGCTCGTTCCGCAACCGAAGTCGTAGAACGTATGAAGGAATTGAGTCAGAACCTCGGATCTGCATTTGGCCGATTGATTAATGAGACCATGATTCCACTTGTTGCAAAAATACTACAAGTGATGGATGACCGCGGCATTATTGATATGCCATTGCGTGTCAACGGTCTAGAAGTTAAGGTAGCTCCAATTGCTCCATTGGCTATGGCTCAGAATATGGAAGACGTAACCAATGTTATGCAGTTCGTGCAAATGGCTCAAGGCTTTGGCCCAGAGGGTCAGGCAACTCCTAAGATGGGCGAGATTACAGACTACATTGCTGAAAAATTAGGCATCCCAACCAAGTTGCGTAATGATGCGGTTGAGCGGGAATACAACCTCAAGCAGATTGCCCAACAGGCCGCACAAGTTGTTGAGCAGAATCCAGAGGCTGTACCAGAAATGCTAAAGATGGCTGGAGGCTAATGAATGAATATTGATGGATGGGCTGGCTTAGAAAGCATCGTTACAGATATTCGTGATGTTGACCAATCAGTAGAAGACTTAAACAAATTATGCCTCCGAGTTCTCAGCTCAGAGGATGGCGAAAAACTAATGAAGTGGCTAAGAACTACTTTGTTAGAGCAGCCAGTTGCCTTGCCTGGTGCTGATCCTAGTTATGCTTTTTATCGAGAAGGACAAAACAGCGTGATTCGGGATCTTGAAGCAAGGATTCATAAAGCGAGGAAAATGTAAAAATGGAAACTACCGAAGCAGTCCAGCCCACAGAGGAAGGTGGCCTACTGGACTCAGTAACAACTGAGGACAGCCAAGGTACAGAGCAACAAAACCCAGAAGCATCACAGATATCTCATCTAGCAGAGGAAGAAGACGATACTCCGCTAGACAGGCCTGATTGGTGGCCTGAGAATTTTTGGAAGAAAGACGATGCCGCGCCCGATCTTGAGGGCATAGCAAAATCGTGGATGGACTTGCGTAAGCAGATATCGCAAGGCAAACACAAAGCCCCAGCAGACGGCAAGTACGACACATCCGCATTTGGTGCAATTCCAGAAAACGATCCAATTCGCAGCCATGTTATGGATTGGGCTAAGGAGAATGGGATATCGCAACTCGCCTTAGATAGCTTAGTTGGCAAGGTTGTTGGCATGAGTGCAGAGAAAGTAGAAACCGTTACTCGGTCAATTGCCGAAGAAAAGGCAGCACTTGGCCCTAACGCAGATGTCATTATTAAAGGAATGACCGATTGGGCTAGAGGCCTTGTAAACAAAGGGGTTTGGGGTAAAGATGACTTTGAAGAGTTTAAGTACATGGGCGGTACAGCCAAGGGCTTAAAGGCTTTGATGAAATTGCGTGAGACGTATGAAGGCTCTCGCATTCCCACCGAGTCAGTACCCATTGAAGGTGCGCCATCAAAAGATGAGTTGTACCAAATGGTTGGTGATCCTAAGTACAAGACGGATCCAGCCTACCGAGCCAAAGTTGAGCGAATGTTTGCTCAGAATTTCGGCTAAAATAAGGAATCTCCTCACGAGAGTGACCCTCCCCCCGGTGCAGTTTGCCGGGGGTTTTTTATTCAACATTTAGTAAAAATTAAAAATATGCAACTAGATGTTGTATTTTTTCTACACTTCTGCTAGAAACTCATTTAAGGCATACCAATTTATTGGCCCTTGATGCAGATGAATCTGACGATTGGCTACCGCAAGTGGCAAGCATAGGCCCTGGCAACAGGCACACCAAAGCAAAAACCTATTTTATTTTTTACCTTTTTGGGAGAAACATATGAGCATTTCGTTATCTAATGCCTTTGTAACTCTATTTGATGCTGAGGTAAAACAGGCTTATCAGGGCAAGGCTATGCTGGTAGGTGCTGTTCGTCAGCGCAGAGGAGTTGAAGGTTCTACCGTTAAGTTTCCAAAGGTTGGCAAAGGTGTGGCTACCCCACGCGTTGCACAATCTGACGTAACTCCATTAAACGTAGCATTTTCAAATGTAACTTGCACCCTATCTGACTACAATGCAGCTGAGTACAGCGACATTTTCAGCCAGGCTAAAGTTAACTTTGATGAGCGTCAAGAGCTTGTACAAGTCTTGGGCAACGCTATCGGCCGCCGTCAAGACCAATTAATTCTTGATGCTTTGGCTGCATCTAGCACTTCTTTGACCGTTTCTAACGATATCGGTGGTTCTGATACCAATATGAACGTAGCAAAGTTGCGCGAAGCTAAGAAGTTGTTGGATAAAAATAACGTACCTCCAGAGGGCCGTCATATTATCCTCCACGCAAACGGTTTGGCATCGTTGTTGTCTGAGACCGCAGTAACCAGCTCTGACTTCAATACTGTTAAAGCACTTGTTGCTGGTGAAATCAATACGTTCTTAGGCTTTACTTTCCATATCCTTGGTGACCGCTCTGAGGGTGGCTTGGCAATTGATGGGTCTAATGACCGCACTTGCTTTGCTTTCCATCGCGATGCCATCGGCTATGCAGAAGGTATTGCCCCACGCACCGAAGTTAATTACATCCCTGAGAAAACCTCGTTCCTCGTGAACAGCTTGTTCTCTGCTGGTGCAATTACCATCGATGCTGAAGGTATTGTCCAAATCACCGCTCGCGAATCTTAATCTAAGGAGAGACTGATATGGCATATTCTGCTGATGGTTTAGTAACCGTATGTGCATCGAAGGCTGGTAATGCTCCATCGATGTATTTGTATAAAACCGCTGATACTCAAGCTACTGTTAATACAGTTGGGTATTTTGCATCTTTAAAAGATATGCTTAAAGTTGGTGACATTCTTTTTGTATATGACACCACAACTCCAAGCCTAGTCTTGACGTATGTAAACTCAGTAACGTCAACAACTGTTGACATTGCTGATGGTACAACTGTAAGTGCAACCGATACTGATTAATCTTAATTAGTATCAAGATGGGCTATTGCTGGCAAAACTGGCGATAGCCCATTCTTACATTGGAGATTTAAATGGCAGCTGGCGATACCGCTTTATCAATTTGTTCTGATGCTTGCGTAATGCTAGGCGCAAAGCCCATCTCCTCTTTTGACGAAGGAACCGATGAGGCATCTATTGCAGATCGTTTATATAACGACATCCGCAATCAAGCCCTTATGCTTTACCCTTGGTCATTTAGTTTTAAAAAGACCTCAATTGCTCAATTAATTACAACTCCTACTAACGAATACCGTTATGAGTATCAGTTGCCTGGAGACCGCTTAGGATCGCCTAGAGCCGTATACGATACAAATGCTGTGGGCATCCCACCGCGCAAAGAATACAGAATCATGGGCAGCAAGTTATTGACTGACTACGAACAAGTTTATATTGATTATCAATATGCTGTACCCGAATACGATATGCCTAGTTATTTTGTGCAGCTGCTCAAATACATGATGACTTGGCATCTTGCTTTGCCCATTACAGATCAGACCGAGAAAAGCCAGTATTGGCAGTCTGTAGCTATTGGGTCACCAGCTGAGAATGGTAGGGGTGGATATTTAAGACAGGCCATGAATATTGACGGCCAAGGCCAACCAACCAATGCCATTAATGACTTCTCACTTATTGCTGTGAGGTATTAATGGCTCGCTTTGTCTCCATTCAGACAAACTTTTCTACTGGAGAATTAGACCCATTGCTCCGCGCAAGGGTTGATTTGACTGCCTATCAGAATGCATTAGAAGAGGCTACCAATGTGGTCTGTCAGCCACAAGGCGGTATTCGCCGCAGACCCGGCACAAAGTACATTGCTACATTACCAAACACAAGCACAGAGTCTGCTGGTAACGGCACACGTTTGGTTGAGTTTGAGTTCAGCACATCAGATTCCTATATGCTTTGCTTTACGCATAATCGGATGTATGTATTCAAAAACAAGGCTCTTGTTACAAACATTAATGGCTCTGGCAACCCATATCTTGACACGTCAGGAGTTGGCTTAACTGGCGCACGTTTAAGCAATGTTGTTTGGACTCAATCGGCTGATACGTTGATTGTGGTTCACCCAGACATTAACCCAGTAAAAATTGTAAGGGGAGGTACTGATGCTACCTGGACTGCTTCTGCTATTACCTTTGATTCTATTCCGAAGTATGCTTTCACCGCTTCTTTTTCTAATCCAGCCGGTACACTCACACCGTCCGCAGTCTCAGGCAAGATTACATTAACCGCATCGTCTAGCGTGTTTACTGCTGGTAGTGTTGGCCAATACGTCAATGCTAGTCCACAAGGCAGAGCTAAGATTGTCCGATACAACTCTGGTACGTCAGTTGATGCAATTACTGAGTTCCCATTTTTTAACACATCAGCTATTGCTAATGGCTCATGGGAATACGAGTCTGGCTATGAGGATGTTTGGTCTGCTGGTAAAGGTTGGCCACGCTCGGTAACATTCCATGAAGGCCGTCTATATTTTGGTGGATCGAAATCGCGCCCATCAACCATATGGGGATCTAAGGTTGGATTGTTCTTTGACTTTGACCCAACAGAAGGTTTGGATGATGATGCGGTAGAGGCAACTCTAGACACCAATACATTTAACGCTATTGTTGACATTATCTCTGGCCGCGACTTGCAAGTATTTACTACAGGAGGTGAGTTCTATGTTCCTCAAAACGGTCTTGATCCAATTACTCCAACGAATTTCTTTGTTAAAACAGCGAGCCGTAATGGCATTAAAGAAGGCATTCGGGTTCAACAATTAGAGTCTGGTACATTGTTTGTACAAAGACAAGGGAAGTCATTAAATGAGTTTGCTTATACGGATACGCAACTTACATACGTCACGCAGAAGATATCGTTACTTGCTGGCCATCTCTTGCGTACTCCAACTCGTCTTGCTTTGCGTAGGTCTGTGGCTACTGACGAAAACGACTTATTGCTAATTACCAACAGCGATGACGGCACAATGGCCGTATTCTCGTTATTACGCGCTCAGAATGTTATTGCTCCATCAGAGTTTTTAACCGTTGATGGATCGTTTGTTGATGTTGGTGTAGATATCTCAACCATCTATGCAGTTGTCAAGCGCAATGTAAACGGCACATTCCAGTATTTTGTTGAGGCTTTTGACAATGATTTGTTAACAGACTGTTCCAAGACTGGTGGAGCTGCGGCATCGGTCTCAATGAGCCATGTAGCCACAGAAACAGTTAATGTTATTTTGGATGGTTCTGTGCAAGCAGACCAAGCAGTACCAGCTGGAGGCACAGTTACATTTCCGCGCTCATCAACCACAAGCTATGAGGTTGGCTTGCCAATTACAATACGAGCCGTAACCATGCCAGTTGATCTAAAGTTACAGACAGGCACACGTATTGGATTTAAGAAGAGAATCGTTGAGGTTAACGCATTGGTTGCCGACACCCAGCATCTAAAGATTAATACTATCCAAGTGCCATTTAGAGCGTTTGGCGATATATTGGATGAGCCAATTGCTGAGTTTACCGGCACAAAGACATTGCATGGCATATTGGGTTATACGACAGAGGGCAAGATTACTGTAGAGCAAGACGTGCCATTAAAGATGACCTTGCTCGGTTTAGAGTACAAAGTAGCAACACATCAAGGAACTTAATATGATATTTTCTAGACAAGACCTTAAAAACTTTGATGGCCCAATTGGTGATCCGTTTAATGGCCCAGCAGTAAATAAACATCTTGGTCAAAAGTATCAAGACCCAGTAACCGCAACTATTGCTCTTACATTGACAGCGGTTAGTGCAGCTGGCTCTATTAAGGCCGGGCAAGACCGCAACAAGATGTATCAGATGCAAGCCAAGCAAGCAGAGGTTGAGTCTGACCGCAGAGCTGTGCAATATGAGTTACAGGCTAACGAAATTCTTAGACGTACCAATCAAGCCAACGCAGCCGTAGTGGCTCGTGGCTTTGCTGGTGGCACACAGGGCTTTGAGGGATCTGCTGGATTAATACAGTCCATCAACAATACTCGCGGTGGCAAAGAATTTATATTTGCTTTACAAAATGCTGACATGACAAAGCGTAGTGGTCTTATCCAATCAAGTTTATATCAAGGCGCTGGACAAATTGCTGAACAAGCTGGCTACTTTGATGCTGCTGGTAAATTAGGTCAAGCCGCATTTATGTATTCAAAAATTGGTAGCGCTCCTAGCACAGATGGCGGGTTTCGTACAACTGGTGAAGATTGGGGTAGTTAATGGCTGAACTTCCACGTTACCAACCAACTGGCTATTTGCCAGCAGACGTTCCACGTTTAGACTTTGCTAATCTTAAAGAGTCTGTAGCAATGACTCAGGGAATTAGCGCTGCTCTAGATCGTTTGTCTAATTTTGCTTTTAAAGAAGCAGAAGAAAAAGCAAGACGTGAGGGTATGCAATGGGCGCCAGAAAATGCACCAACCCCAGAACAAGTGTTGGCGGCAAAAGATGACCCAAATGCTTTACAAAAGTTGTTTGCAAAGCCTGGCACAGCATTTGGCGATGCGGCCAGAAAGATTCAGGCCATTCAATTAAGAACCGAACTTGAATCAATTGGAAGGCAAAAACTAGCAGAGTTAAGTATTAAGTCAGAAAAAGAAGGATACACTCTTGACCAAATTCAGCAAGAAACAAAATCCTTAACCAATGGATACGCTAGAGCAATTAGCGCTGTAGATGCTGAAGAAGGCTCTAGGTTTAGAGCATCCATATCCATGGTTGGAAGCTCCCTTATTGCTACCGCTGCAAAAAAATTTGAAAATACTTTGATTGAACAAAGGGCAGCGCTTGTAACAGAGCATTTGGCATCAACACCAGTAACCCTTGCAAACCATATTAAAACAGTATCCGATCCAGTAGAATTGCAAGCGCTTATAAATGCCGAATTTGAAAAGATACTTTCAGCTGCTGGATCTGTAAACATTCCAGGATTTGTAAAAGAAAAAGCACAAGACTTTGAAAAATTTAAACTTAATGCAATTATTGAATATGCAATTAGTAAAGATTTTGCGCCAACAGAGATAGACGGATACAGAAGATTAATTACTGGAGATTATGGAAAATTATCTGAGGTAATGAAAAAAGTAAACCTTGACAAATTAAAGACTCAATGGCTTGAAAAAACAGGCAATATTATTGAATCAAATAATAAAGCAAACGCATTAAGTCTTTCAATAAATCAAGATAAAGTAAATCAAATTTTAGAAAATCATGCTGCTGGAAAAATAGGCGGTCAAGATGCATATCGTCAAATAAAAGCATTAAACGTAACTCTTCCTGATGGCCAAATGAGAGCTTTGCTTTCTGGCGAAGGCGCCGGGGCTACACCAAAAGAATTTGGTAATTATGAATCAATGACTCAGCGTGGACTGCTTGGAGAAAATGAAATAAACAATCTTGCTGAAAAAGGAAAGATGAGTTGGACACAAGCAAACAAACTTAAACAGCAAGCTCGAAACCCAGATACACAAATGAGAGATGCATTAAGTTATGGAAGAGCAGCTGTTGGAGCGCCAGGAGAAATGACGTTTGGCTTTGGATATGAAAAAGGAAGATATGAAAGACTCCAGGGGCAGTTGCGTGTACAAAAATATGAGGCATTGCAAGCTGGTAAACCATTTGATCCAATGCAAGTAATGATAGAACTTGTTAAAAAAGATAATGCAACAGCAGAGCATCAGCAATATGAAAATGATTTAAATGATTTTAAAACTAGGCTTATAAGAAACGGAATTAAGTTTGACAATAATAGAATTTATACAGAAAAAGACTTAAAAGATGTTGGCAAAAGAGAAAGAGATATATTGCTTGATATGCAGTCTAAATTAAAAAGGGATAAGGATCAGTAATGATTGAGGATCGTTTTGCAGATTTAATTAGACACAGCTATCGGTTGCCAAATGAAGATGGTCAGTCTCAAGATACTTTATTGGGATCAAATCAATCTCGTGACCCAGTTGGTACAGTTACTGTTACTGGATACCAAGAGCCACAAGTAATGACTGACGTTATGCCAGAAGGCGCTGGCATGGTTGCAAAACCATCAGATGTACGAGTTGGCCGCGGTGGCTTAACTCTTGAACAGTCTGCACAGGCTGGTAACTTGGATCGTCCATTGATGGCTTTGGCAGATATGTTGGCTGGAGCTGGGCGAGGAGCTGTATCACAGACGATTGGTATTGGCGGGGATGTAGAGAGCATTTTTACTGGATTAAAAAATGTTTTCACCAATCCAAATAACAAATCAATGGTAGATGCATTTTTAGAAGGAATGTCTCAGCCAACCACATTGCCAACAACTCAGCAAATTAGTACAGAAGGTTTTACGCTGCCTGGTACAAATCTTAATGTGCCACCATTGGCTCCTGTTGTGCCACCTAGTGCGCCAGCACAAGCAGAGCGCCAAGCAAGCGCAGAGTATGGCCAAACTGGTGGAGAGTTCTTGCCATTTCCAGGGGCAGTTGATGCAGCCAAGTTGGCTGTAAAAGCAATCAAGGCAACTAAGGGTATGCCGGTTGGTTTAAGCATTAAAGACGTTAGCGGTACAAAAGAAATAGCATTTGCTACGGCTAAACCAATAGCCCTTACAAATATTGACCAGCAAAGTTTGCCAGCAATACAAAAAATTGTTTCTGATGGTATTGCATCTAGTATGTCAGGATCAAAAATTATTCAAATGGTTGAAACTCAGACTAAAACAAAATTAACTGGAAAACAAAAAAAAGAATTAAAAGATTATGTTTTTGAAAATGTTCCAAAAGGGCAAATATATTCTGACCAAGCATTTAAAGATTTAATTGCTCAACCATTACCATTTGAACCATCAACACAACAATTTACTAAAGCATTTGATGCTGCAATAAATTGGCTTAAAACGCTTAATCCAGAAGAAATTAAAAATGCTGCCATTTTAGCGGATCAGCGTTTAAAACCAATATTAGGGGTTGATGCTGAAGGAAATGTTAATCATTTACTTGCAACTAATGGCAAATTATTAAAAACAGAAAAAGGTATTGAGGGTGGTACACCAATTGAGTTGCCAGACGGCCGCAATATAGAAAGCGCTGGTTTATCAATATCACCAGCTTTTAAGGTTGGCAAATTTAGTACTTGCCCAAATTCTGCAAGTTGCGCTCAAGAATGTCTTGGTAAGACTTCTGGAGGATATTTTACCTATGGCGGTGGCCGAGATTTGGATGCTATGAAAGGCGCTCGTTTACGCAGTTTTAGAATGACACAGGCTATGTTTAGAGAGCCAGAGGCTTTTGCAATTAAGCTCAATGAAGAAATCTTCTCATTAAAGAAAGCAGCAGAAAAGAACGGCAATGCTTTTGCAGTTCGCCTTAATATGCTTTCAGATATTGATCCTAAAGTACATAAGTCGATTATTGAAGCAAACCCAGACGTACTCTTCTATGACTACACAAAGATGAAATACCGCCCAGTTGCGCCTAATCATCATTACACATATAGCTCAACAGGATTGTCGCAGAAGGCTGGTCAGAATGGCTTAACTGTAGATGTTGATAATCCACACTCCAATTGGACACAGATGCGCCAATGGCTTGACGATGGCCAAAATGTAGCAATGGCATTTAGCCGCAAATATAGCCTACCAGAATCTGTGCTTGATGAAGCCACAGGCAAAACCTATCGAGTTATTGATGGCGATGCCTATGACTTTAGACCAATGGATGCACAGCCACCAGGCTCAGATGGGGTAATTGTCGGTCTAAAAAATAAAGCTATGACCCGCAAAGAGTCTATGGCGGCACAGGATTCCAATGGATTCTTTGTACAGTACGATCCTAAGCTCGGCACACAAGTGACTATCCCGCGCCAAAAGAAAGAGGTTATTATGCTCAAAACGGAAGGTCAAGAAACACCATCCGTTATGGAAACTGGTGAGCAGATTACAGAGAGGGCAAAGAAATGATTAGCAATGTTCAACTAAAAGAAGAAGACTTTCTACAGCAATTCCCACGAGCAACTGAATTTATGCAAGATGGATTACCATTTGTTAATTGGTGGGAAGCCGGTGAGGATAGAACCTCGCAAGGCAAACCTATCAATGTAGCCGATTTGGCAGCAATGAATAAGGGAATTGGATAATGTCTATAAAGCCATTAAACGAGCGGTTAGATGAGCTAGACTCCGCTGAAAAAGATGTTGCTGAATTGCCAATAAAAATATCGGCAACTGAGGATACTTTTCCAAGCGCTGAAGAACAGCCTCAGTTTGAACCAGTACAAGTTGCTGGATTGGGTGACTTAAAAAAGCTAGGTAATATTTTTAAGCAAAGCAAAAAATCTGAAAGACCTTTAATTAAACCAGGCAAAGAACAGGAAACTGTTGGGCCATATCAGGTTATACCAGAGGCAACAACAAAAAAAGCAGAAGAGATTTTGCAAGAAGCTCCAACAATGCCAGTTACTGGCAAGCCATCCCCTACATCAGCAGAGGTTGCTGCTGGTGTACCAGAGACCGCATTTAATCTAGACTTGATTAAAGACGATGATGGTGTCAAACAGTTTATAGAGGCTACGGCTAGATCCTATGGCGCAGACAAAATAGAAAAAGTTAGTTATAAAGAAATAGCAACCAAAGTTGCCGCCGAAGGATATGATGAGGCTTTCTTGGCTAGGATTCTCAATCCGTTGGAAGCCACTAAGGCCAATCCTAGCGATGCTTACAAAATGCTATTGGCATTGACAGATGCTGGTAAAAGAGCGTATGAGCTTGGGGTTAAGGTAACAAAGGCAACAGGAGATGGAACATTAAATGCTGATTTGGCAAGCGAGTTTCAGCAAGCTGTTGCATTAGAGGGGGCTTTGCTTAAAGCAGCAAGAGGCCGTCAGGCAGACATTGCAAGAACCCTTGGTATATTTTCTGAAGCAAGACAGTCGACCGCAGAAAGAGGCAAAGTTCTTGAAGCAATTATGAACGAGTCTGGCGGGATTAAATCAGTACATGATTTTGCAACAAAATATATTGCACTTGATTCAAGAGCGGCAAGGGCTGAAATGGCATCATCTGGTTATGCAAGCGATTTCAAAGGTGTGGCCGGTAGAGTTACAGATATTGTTCTGACTACATGGATTAATAGCATATTGTCTAGTCCAATTACACACGCTAAAAATATTGCTGGTAATACATTTTTTGGGGCATATCAAATACCAGAAAGATTGGTTGCCTCTGGCATTGGTAAGGTTAGAAATGTTCTTTTCCCAGGCGGTGAAACAGGAATTAAATTAAACGAAATACAGGCACACGCAATTAGCTTTGTTACGTCTCCAAGAGAGGCTTTTGAAATTGGTCTAAGAGCTTATAAAAACAATACACCAACTGATCCGTTTACAAAGATTGAGTCTACTAGATACAACAGAGATCCATTTTCTATTGATGCAGAAACTGATTTTGGAAAATCAATGGCAAAGGCTTTGCAGTTATATGGTTCATTTGTAACCATACCAGGCAGAGCCTTGATGGCAGAGGACGAAATTTTTAAAGCATGGGGATTTAGAAACCATATAAATCTTTTGTCTATCCGAGAGGGTAACAAAATGTTTGAAGAACTCATTAAAAAAGGTATTGATTCAGATTCTGCTGCCAAGCAAGCAGAGGCTTTAACGCTTAGTTTGCAAGCCAACCCAACAGAAGAACTTATGCGAGCAGCAACAGCAGAAGCAAGAACGCTAACTTTCACCAAAGAGTTAGAGGGATTTCTTGGGGATGCTGCAAAAATGACACAAAGTCCTTTAATAAAAATGTTTGTGCCATTTATTAGAACCCCAACAAACATTATGTTGGAAACAATTAGTAGAACACCAGTTGGTGTTTTAACTCCAAAGTTTATTAGCGACATTAAAGCCGGTGGAATACAAAGTGATATAGCAATGGCAAAGATTGGGCTTGGTTCACTCGTTATGTACTCTGTTGCAGCTGGCCCATTAGAAGGCAAACTAACAGGATACGGCCCAATGAGGAAGGGCGATAAACAAGTCCTAGAAGGTACTGGCTGGCAACAGTTTAGCTATGTATTAAGAAGAGACCAAGTCAGCGATGAGCGACTCAAAGAGTGGGAAAAGCTAACAAAGGTAAGCGTTGGGAAAGATAAGGTATATATAAGTTATGCTGGCCTAGAGCCGTTGGCATCATTATTGGCTATTGCTGCAAGCGCTGGTGAATACTCAATGCAAGAGGCATCAGAAGCAGATTTAACAAAAATATTTACTGGTGGTGTTCTTGGTTTATACAATTACATGAGCGAACAGCCAATGCTAAAAGGCATTAGTGAAATGATGAGCGTTCTTAAATCATCTGCGCAAGATGAAGAACCTTTCTTATATAACTTGTTTGCTCAAATGTCTAAACAAATGACAAGCGTTCTAATTGGTGGAAGCCCATTGGGTATACACAGTTCATTTGTCGCTAATATAGAGCGGTTTATAAATCCAGAACAATCTTTAGTTATGGAGGCAAGGTCACCATTAGATGACAATCCATTTAATGGAATTAAAAAAGGAGCAATGGAGGCTATTGGTCAAGCCATGTCGAGAAATCCATTAACTTCAGATATGCTACCTCCTAAGATAGATCCATTAACTGGAGTTACAAAAAAAACTGGCGAGGGTAATTGGAACGAAACATTCAATCCATTTAAAACATCAGAGGGCAAAGACAGTCCAGCCCATATGATTTATGCCCAGTTCCGTCTGCCAATGTATATCCCAGAAAAGAAAATAAATGGGGTTGAGTTAAATGATGAGCAATATACAAGGCTTATTGAGCTGGCAACCAAAGGCAATAAGATTGAAAAGGGCTTATTAATGCTTGCCAATGATCCAAACTTTATAGCTTTTGCTAAGACTACAAATGATCCAAATAAAGGCTTTGCTAAAGCACAGGCAATAGTACAAAGGGTTGCTGAGTCTGCTTATGCGGAGGCTAGAAAGATATTAATTATGGAAGATTCCAGTTTGCGTATGGATATCGGTGACGTTAAAAAACTAGAGCAATTTGAAGGCAAGTTTAGGTAATAGACTTTTATGAAAAAATCAACTAGATTAGGGAAATATTATGGCTGATTATGCGATATCTAACGTAGCACGAAGAGTGGTCTATGCCAATACTGGTGTAGGGCCATACTCGTTTACGTTTGAAATTCTTGCTAATACCGATATCGCTGTATATCGCGGCAGTACATTATTGACTCTGACCACAGATTACAGCGTAACCATTAATGCTAACGGCACAGGGTCAGTTACCCTGGTAACCGCTGGCACAGGCAATATTACGATTGTTGGCGCAAGAGCAATTCAACGCACTAGCGACTATACGACAGGCGGTGATTTGTTCGCCAGCACCCTTAATACTGATCTAGACTCTCAGACCATCTACGCACAACAAGTGGCTGAGACCGCAGAGCGTGGACTCAAGGCTCCAGTAGTAGACCCGACTGACATCAACATGACCTTGCCAGCAAAGGCATCTCGTGTTGGTACAGTCCTAGCATTTAATGCAACAACCGGTAACCCAGAGGCTGGCCCAAGCATTGGCGCTGTAACCACAGTTGCAGCTCAGTCAGCCAACATTAATACTGTAGCGACAAATATTGCAAGTGTTAACACAGTTGCTGGCAATGTCGCTAACGTCAATACAGTTGCTGGTATATCTGGTAACGTAACGACAGTTGCGGGGATTAGTGCTAACGTCACATCGGTGGCTGGCAACTCATCCAATATTAATACTGTTGCTGGTAACAACGCAAACATTACGACAGTTGCTGGCATCTCAGGCAATGTGACTACGGTTGCCGGGATATCGGCTAACGTAACGACAGTCGCTGGAATCAATGCAGCTGTATCTACTGTGGCCACTAACAATGCTAACGTATCAACAGTAGCCACAAACATTGCATCAGTTAACACAAACGCTACAAACATTGTTGCAATTCAGAATGCATCAACTAACGCAACCAATGCGGCCAACTCCGCTACCGCAGCCAGTAACGCACAGACAGCAGCCGAGGCAGCTCGTGATGCAACGCTAAGCGCATACGATAACTTTGATGACAGATATCTTGGCAGCAAGACTAGTGATCCAACACTAGATAATGATGGCAACGCTCTAGTCGCTGGCTCTCTGTACTTCAACTCAGTATCGGGAGCAATGAAGGTATACACAGGATCTGCTTGGGTAGCAGCCTATGTATCCGGCACAGACTATCTTGCTAAAGCAAACAACTTATCTGATTTGACTTCAACATCAACAGCCAGAACAAACCTTGGGCTGGGAACAATTGCTACACAGGCAGCAAGCAATGTATCAATAACTGGCGGATCAATTACAGGCATTACCGATCTAGCGGTAGCCGATGGCGGTACTGGCTCATCAACCGCTAGTGGTGCAAGAACAAACCTATTAGCAGTTGGCTACACAGCCACTACAGGCTCTGCGATTATTCCGTCTGGCACAACTGCTGAGAGAGATGGCTCACCAGCCAATGGTTACTTTAGATATAACACTTCTGTTAACTCATTTGAGGGTTATGTCAATGGAGCCTGGGGTGGTGTCGGCGGCGCACAAGCTGGTGGAGTTATCTTTGAGAACTCATTAACGATTAGCTCAAACTATACGCTGACATCTAACAAGAATGGATTAAGTGTTGGGCCAATCACCATTGGAAGTGGTGTAACTGTAACCGTTCCAAGCGGTGCTAGATGGGTGATATTGTAAGATGAAAACCACTAAAATATACAAATACTTAGGAGTTCAATAATGGCATCCATAGTCGTAACAGGCGATACAAGCGGTTCAATTACCTTATCTGCGCCAGCAGTAGCGGGAACAAACACGCTTACATTACCCGCCAATACAGGAACAGTCATCACAACTGCATCAAGCGGTCAGTCTATTCCTAAAGCCGCATTACCTACTGGTTCTGTGTTGCAAGTGGTTAGTGCTACTTATTCAACAGCCACAAGTAGGTCATCAAATGTTTATGCTGATACAGGATTGTCTGCTTCAATTACACCAACAAGTTCGACAAGCAAAATATTGGTTATGGTTAGCCATAATGGTTGCCGTAAAGATACAAATAATACAAACTTGCAAGTAATTTTATTAAGAGGTTCAACTCAAATTAGTGGAATTGATGGTGCTGGCGGTTTTACAAACTCAACAGCAACTAATGATTTTGGTGGAATTTCAATATCATATTTAGATTCACCAGCAACAACATCTTCCACAACATATAAAACTCAATTTAGAAGTGAAGCAAATAATGCAACGGTTTATGTAAATAATAGTAATGGAAGTGGTTCAACTAATTCAACAATGACTTTAATGGAGATTGCGGCATGAACCACGAAGCCATATATAAATTAAATCCATCTGTTGTAATGATTCGTGGCGAAACCGCTTACGATGCAGACGGCAACGAAGTCGCATACGATAAAGCCGCAGTTCAGGCTTATGTAGATGCTCATGCTTATATTGCTAAACGAGCCGCAGAATACCCACCGATTACCGATTTTGCTGATGCTTATTATTGGGCGCAAAAAGGTAAGACAGAATTGATGGATGCGTATGTAGCGAAGTGTGATGCTATTAAGCAAAAATATCCGAAGGGAGTAGCATAATGTCCTCAGTTATAAATGCAACGACATCTTCAGGAATCGCTGTATCGGGCGATAACTCAGGTCAGCTTGAAATCCAAACTAATAGTGGCACTACTGCAATTACTGTTACTACAGGACAAGGTGTTAAGGTCAAGAATACGATTGGTGTAGGCGATGCCACCCCATCAACAAGCGGTGCTGGTATTACATTCCCAGCTACTCAATCAGCAAGCACAGACGCTAATACATTAGATGATTATGAGGAAGGGACTTTTACTCCTACTTTGGGGACAAGTGGTGGAACAACTGGTAGCCCAACATACACTAGTCAAAACGGTAGATACATAAAAATCGGCAGACTTGTAACTGTTCAAATTTACATGTCATTTAGCAAAAATACTTTAAGTGGTGGTTATATTGCTTACATAAATGGATTACCTTTTACAAGTGCCGCATCTGCAAGTTTTTCATTAACGACTAATTGGTCTGGTTGGTATAACCCATCAGGAACATCATTTATAAATGTTCAAGCTATTGTGCCAAACAATAATACTAGATTTGATATGTATCGAATGACTGCGGCTGGTGTTGATTCCGCACCATTACCAATAGCGGTTTCAGAAATGGGAACTTCAATTACTTGGTATTTAAATGCATCTTACTATACGGATTAATTATGGCACTCACAGAATCTACAAAAATTGACCAAATTGAAGTCGTAAACGACTGGAACATCCAAGTCCGTCAAGCAACCATTATTGAACGAAATGGTGAATTTGTATCAAGAACATTCCATCGTTGGGTATTAACTCCTGATTCCGACATTAGCGACCAAGAACAAAAGGTTAAAGATATTTGCACTGCGGCATGGACACCTAAAGTTCGCCAAGCATACGAAACATTTAAGGCTGAACAAGCCAACAGATTAGGAGCGTAATATGGCATTTGTGCCTAGCCCTGAAGCCGTTAGCTGTGTTTATTGGGTTCACAGACCCGAACATACTGACATCTTGCGTCAAGGCTATGTAGGCATTTCTAAGCGGTTTGAACGCAGAATTTGGGAGCATCTTAAATTAACCCAAAACAGATACTTAAAAAACGCAATCAACAAGTATGGTTGGGATAACTTAATTAAAGAAAAGGTGTTAATTGGCAAAGAAGATTACTGTTTAGAAATTGAAGCAAAGCTACGACCAACAGATAAGATTGGCTGGAACTTGGTCAAAGGCGGTAACAAGCCACCAGTAAATAATGGTTTTTTTAAAAAAGGTCATATACCTTGGTTAAAGGGTAAAAATCAGCCCGAAGAAACCAAAGCTAAAGTTAGTGCTGGTGTAAAAAAGCTATGGCAAAACCCTGAATATCGTCAGTATATGTCAGATGTTCACAAAGGCAGAATATCTCCTATGGCTGGCAAAAAGCATACACCTGAATCTATTGAGCGTATGCGCCTGTCAAAAATTGGCAAACCATCAAAGAAAAAAGGCAAACCAATGTCAGAAGAAGCACGATTAAAATTAACACAAACAATGCAATCTCAGCTATGGACTTGCCCGCATTGCAATACAAGCGGACATAGTAAAGGCGCTGGAAACAGATGGCACTTTGATAATTGTAAAGGAGCAAGATAATGCCACCGATTACGCTCGATGGAAGTTCGGGAATAACAACTCCCATGTATGGTGGGAGTATTACTGCTAATGCGGTAACTCCATCCGTTAATATGAAGAACCGCATCATCAATGGTGCGATGGTGATTGACCAGCGTAATGCTGGTGCTAGTGGGTCAACTTCAAATGTTTATACTGTTGATAGATGGAGATTTAATAATTCTGTTGCATCAAAACTTACATATCAACAAAACGCTGGTTCAGTGACTCCTCCCGCAGGATTTACTAACTATCTTGGTCTTACATCTTCTTCTTCCTATGCCATTAGTTCATCTGATTATTTTGGAGTAAATCAACTTATTGAAGGCTACAACATTGCCGACTTAGGATGGGGTTCAGCTAACGCTAAAACTGTTACTTTGTCATTTTGGGTACGCAGTTCTTTAACTGGTACTTTTGGCGGTGCAATACGAACAGGTGACTCTGCAAATTATTCATACCCTTTTTCATATAGCATATCTTCTGCAAATACTTGGGAACAAAAATCTGTAACTATTGTTGGTCCAACCGCTGGCACTTGGAATACAACTAATGGGCAAGGATTAGATGTTTGGTTTGGTCTAGGAACTGGTTCTACTTATAGCGGAACCGCTGGAGCTTGGGTGGCAGCTAATTATGTATCAGCTAACGGAGCAACATCCGTAGTTGGCACAAACGGAGCAACTTTCTACATCACAGGAGTTCAGTTTGAAGTAGGCTCTACAGCTACTAGCTTTGATTACAGACCTTATGGAACTGAATTGGCTTTGTGTCAGAGGTATTTTGAAAAGTCTTATGATACTACTGTAGCACCAGCTACAAATACAACAACAAATGCTGTTTACAATTACGGAAGCACAGACCAATATTCTTCTTTGGTTGCTTCTGTGCCATTTAGGGTTGAAAAAAGAGCCGCACCTACAATGACCGCATATCAAACTGGCGGCACAAGTGGTTCTTGGGCTTATGGAAGAAGCGGTGCAACTGGAACTGCAACTGCTAACTTTTATGACACAGGAACAACTAGATTTACTCAGTATATGACAATTGGTGCTAGTGCTTATGCATCAGCAAATTGTATTGGTCATTGGACTGCTTCTGCGGAGTTATGATTATGTATAAACTAATAAAATTACCGAATGGTAGTCTTGCTAATAGTGTTGAAAATTTAGACAACAACACTTTTATCCCATTTGACCAAGCCAACACCGACTACCAAACCTTCAAAAAAGAAGTCTTAGCTGGTGCAGAACTGCAAGATGCCGATGGGAATGTGATGACACAAGCAGATGCTTTCATAGCGACTTTGCCATGATGTTCATAATTGATTGGATATTCGATAAGATGGGCTATACACAAAAAGCCTCATTAGAGTTCCCTATTGCCAAACCAGTTACCGTTAAGCCAGCTCGCAAGGCTGTCAAAAAAGTAGTACGCAAAACCGTGCGTAAGAAAGCGTAACCATGGCACAACTGACTGACAAAGAACTAGAAGATATCGTAGAGAAGGTGACCGAGCGAGTCATCGAAAAGGTCTATACCAATATCGGTAAGTCTGTGGTTACCAAGTTCTTTTGGATTGTCGGTGTCGGAGCCGTTGGTCTCGTTACATTCCTAGCTGGGATGGGTCACATTAAGATCGGCTCCTAATGTGTCAGATCAGTTCGGATTCCTAGAGGGTGCAAAGGGTGTCAGCAACTCTCTAAACGCTAGTCGAGAGGTTAGCAAAGAGCTATCTAAAAGCATAGCGGATACCCAGAAAGAGGCATCTGATCTAGCAGTACAGCGTAACCTCGATAGACGAAGAGAGCTGCGTGAGAACGAAGTCCGCAAGGAGTTGTTCTTAAAGCGTGTGTTGATTGTCTGGGAACATGAAGAGCAAGTACGCAAAGAAGAGGCAAGACTGCGAGCAGAGTTCTTAAAGAAGTATGGAAAACGGTGGGCAGAGGTTGAGGCTTTGAAAGCAAAGCTAGAGAAACAAGAGAAGGAGTTGCAGAAAGCATTTGATTCTGATCTAGCCAAAGCCAAGTGGGCGCAGTTCTGGTGTTTTGCAGTTGCTGCATGGATAGCTTATTACATGGTATGGGGATATAAATAATGTTTACTTTATTGACAACGTTGGTTTCGTTCTTGGCTGGTGGCTTACCAAAGCTGTTAGATTTTTTCCAAGATAAATCAGACAAATCACATGAGTTAGAACTAGCTCGTATGCAGACTGAGCGTGAGTTACAGATGCTAGAGCGTGGCTATGCTGCACAAGCCAGAGTAGAAGAGATCCGTACAGATCAGATTGCAATACAGTCCGCAGAGAAAGAGCGTGAGTCGCTCTATGCTCATGACATAGCTATTGGCCAAGGCGCATCTACATGGGTTATCAATGCTCGTGCAATGGTGCGCCCAGCAATTACCTATGGAATGTTTATCTTATTTGCTTTCGTAGAAATCTTTGGCTTTGTTTATGC